AGACTATTGAGAGCCTACGACAGGAGTTCCTTCGGAAAGGATGGACTAATCCAGGCTATCACTATGTGGTCAGCCCAGACGGCAAGATTACCCAGCTGCTTGATGAAGACAAGGTGAGCAATGGCGTGAAGGGGTTTAATTCCGTTTCTATCAATGTAGCATATATTGGTGGTATAGACAGAATGGGCAAGCCTGCAGACAACCGCACAGATGCACAGAAAGCAAGTCTTCGCACACTACTTAGTATGCTGCACAAGAAATATCCTGTAGCTGTAATTCAAGGACATCGTGACTTCTCGCCAGACTTGAACCACGATGGAAGAATCACCTCAAACGAGTATATCAAGGCTTGCCCTTGTTTCGATGCGAAGGCAGAATACGCAAACATCTAACAACAACGATATGAAAACATTTAAAGTATTATTAGCAGTTATCCTTACTGCCTTTCTTTTCTCTGCTTGTTCACATAAAATCTATGTACCTGTAGAGAGCATAAGCACCGACACGTTGCACGTTGTCAGTTACGACACCATAAGAGTTTCAGAACGTCTTGCGCCTGTATCACTGCAGTTGCCAGAGTATCACCAGGAGCGTGCAACGAAAGACTCTGTTTCAGTTTTGCAGAATGCCTTGTATCGCTCAACGGCAAGAATACATAACGGTGTTTTGACGCATATATTAGAAAGTCTTCCAGGTGCGGAGATAAAAGGTCTTACAACGGTGCATGACACAACCCACATAACGATACACAATAAGGATCATAAACAATATAAGGAGAAACCAAAGATAGTTTACAAGGAAAAAGAATTGAGCTGGATTCAAAAGCGAGCAATGGAAACAGGTTTTCTTGCATTCGGTATTCTTATGATGTTAGCTCTTTGTTTCGTAATAAGATGGAAGTTCAAGTAAAAGATGGTCAGACCTTGGCTGACATAGCTATACAGGAGTATGGCTCGCTGGAAGCATTGCCTGCTTTGGCTGCTGCGAACGGTATCGGTATGGCTGAAACGTTAGCAGCAGGAAGCAGATTGCAACTTCCTGACGTAAGTTACAACCAATTAATACAACAGTATTGCAAGGCTAATGATGTATCTCCAGCAACAGAGAGAGGTATGACGGATGTCAAGTTAAGGGTATTCAGTGGTGAGTTCTCGCCACAGTTCAATTAAAGTAAACAAAATATGGCTCGTAGTATAGCAGAGATAAAACAAACAATGACAAATGCCTTTATGGCGGATGGTACAGTAAGAGAACGATACGGACTATCGGAGAACGATACCTTTGATGATAGTTTCTCTGTGGTTAGTATCGAGAATATTCTGTTTTACATCGTGGCTGCCTGTAGCCATGTACTGGAGGTTCTGTTCGACCAGTTCAAGGCAGATGTAGACGATAAGATCAGTCGTGCCGTTGTAGCAAGTGTACCTTGGTACTATAAGATTGCAAAAGAGTTCCAGTATGGTGATGCTTTAATCTTTAATGAGGCGACACAGCAATATGGCTATGAACAGGTATCTGAGAAGAAGCGGGTCGTCAAGTATGTTGCTGTACGCGATAGAGGAACTTCCGTAGAGATTCTTGCTTCTGCTGAAGCAGGAGGACAGCCAGCCATTCTTTCAGAAGATGTTTTAACAGCATTCAAACAGTATTTGAATCGTGTTAAAATAGCTGGTGTCATTCTTTCGGTTCGTTCTTTACCTGCAGATAGTATCAGTATCACTGCAACGATACGTATCGACCCATTGGTAATTGACAGGACAGGAACAAGAATCGAAGACGGTAGTTTTGTTGTTGAGAATGCAGTAAACGCTTATCTCAGAAATATAATCTATGGTGGCACATTCAATAAGACAAAATTAGTTGATGCTATACAGAATGTGGAAGGTGTGTTGGATGTGGAGCTCCACGCATGTAAGTATAGTACAGATGGAATGACATATAATGATATCAACGGTAATAATTATACCGCTGTTAGCGGAAGTTTTTCCCCTGTTAACTTAAGAAATGCATTAGTCTATGTGGTATAAATTGGATGTTATAAAACTTGGTTTTCAATTGCTACCTCCTATATTGAGAAGCAAGGTGATTGTGGCTTTGCTCAAAGCAATGCTGAGAGGAATAAGAGACTTGTATAATCGATTCTATAGTTATCGCACCGATGTCTTGAATCGACTCACCATTACTGCAGGTGTACAATACATAGAAAAGGTTCTGAATGATGCCTTCTTCCTTACAAAACGTCAAATATACATAGTATCTGCAGGGCAGAAAGTTCAGACAGTTTTACATTTCAAGAGTGAAGATCTTGCTCCTGTCTATGTGAGTGGTAGTTCTCCCTTGTACATCAGAGCCTATGACGATGTACCTAAAGAGGCCTCTTTTATTGTCTATGTGCCGTCTTTTCTATGCACCTCTACATCTGCTGCAGAAGATAAGTATGGCGGACAGCATTTGACAACTATATTAAACCTATTGAATCATTATAAACCTGCGGGACGCTCTTTCCGCATAGAAATATACGAATATGAATAAGATACTCTTTAGCGAGGGCGGACAGCCCCTCTACATCGATGATATCAAGACATTACAGGAGAACCCAGCTAATCAGATGTCTGCACTCCTTCAGGCTCTTGGTGCAAACACCTCTGTCTTTTTACTTGACCGGTTTCAAGGAGAATTAAAGAAGATTGATCAAAGTGCTGCGACGACTACCTTCCAAACTAAGAAAAATTGGTTGGTGCTTGACGGAGTTATCCATGAAATAAAGGAAACAACTCTTGTTGCACACAGTTGGAATGACCCTTTGTATGTAGGTGTTAGAAAATCTAATTCTGATGTACGTACATTTGAGGATGGACAAGAACATGCATGTAGGGAGACAGCAGAGGCTTTTCTGTCATTTGAGAAAACAGAAGGAGCCTTTAATGTCTTCGAGTTGAAAACTCTTTTTGACCTTATAGGTCCGAAGATGAAAGTTGAGTCGCAAGAATGGAAAGAAGAGGACGATGCCTTCTCACATCCTGTGAATGGTTATCATGGTACAATTCGAAAAAAAAGAGGACCAGGTTTTTTAATTAAGAAGATTTCGCTTGAAAGTGATAATACAGAATGGACCGATGGACCAGGGGTTGTGTTTAAGTACCCAACAACACGTGTTCCCGTTCCCCCTATATTCTCAGAATCTTTTTTAGTTGGAGTAAAAAACAAAGATGGTCAGCGTCAGATAGTTTGTATCATGCAAGCAGATGGAGAAGGAAAAATTGTAGGCACTCTGGGAGATTCCAGCCTTCCTGCTCCTATGAATTGTACAATTGAAACATATTTCTTCATACCGACATAAAAAATAACTATGGATACAATATATAATCTGCTCAAGCGAGCAAAGGAACTCAAAGAGAAAAGTCAAGTAGACAGCATTACGCCAGAAGAGGTTGGTAAGCTGCATGAAGACACATTAGCATACATTGCTTCATTAGAACAATCAACTGATGGACTTGGTATTAAGAAGGTTTATCTGTCTAAGTCAGCTATGGAAGCTGATACAGACCCAGTCGGGACTAATGGCAAGACTCTCCGCTATGGTCAGCTGGTAAGCATCTATGATGATGCACATGCAGATGGTTCTGAGAATGGAAATATTTATGCGTATCAGAAGCCAGGTTGGCTGCTGATGGGAAAGGTCAGTGGTGGAATGACTCTTTCTATTGCGCAGGAGGCAGGCGACAGTGCAACTTCTGTGATGTCGCAGAAGGCAGTGACGGAAGAAATCAGTCCTCTTAGGGAAAAAACGCCTATTGAAACAGTAGGAGATGGTTTCTTCGTGTCAGATAAATTTGGGAATATCATTATGAAAATCGATTCTGACGGATTTGATGTTGCGAAACTATCTGCTCACTTTTTGTCGCTTTTAGCATCGTCAGTAAATATCCCTATTTTTGAAACAAAGGAGATCGGATTCTATGTTACAGACGCAAACCTTAATATAGGATTTCAGGTTAACTCAGAGCACAATAATTACTTACAGTTTAAATATTAATATATATATGGGTATAGCAATCATATTAAAGGATAGTGATTTTTCGAGCCTAAATCTTGGAAAGGTCGAATTAGGAAAAAAAGTTGAAATCCTGCGGTCAATCGCTATTATAGCAGAAGACAGTTATAGTGGTAGTACAGCGCAATTGCACTGTGCGTTTGAACCTCTTAATACAACTTATAATAGTGTTAAATGGAGTATTGTAGAGGGTGGTGATTATGCTTCTATAGATACTGACAGCGGTCTTCTTGTGATTAAGACAGGCGCAAATAATAGTAATGTGAAGGTTCGTGCAACATCAGCTCACTCTTCTTCCATAATCGCAGAGAAGACTATAGCAGTAACAAGAGTCGTTAAGAAGGTGTACTCTTATGAAGATGCGCCTATTCAGCCAGTGTTTATTGATAAATCATACTTCGAGAAAGATTTTACAGTTTTCCTTAAAACAATAGGAAAATCTGATACTAAGTACTCTGCGGCTCAATTCTTCGGCCTTTATATCGACGATTTGGCATATCATGGTATTGGTTTTTCCGCCGATGCTTCTAATAACAGTAATAATAGGCTAAGTAAGGATACTTGGGGTGAGAAAAAAGTTATTGTAGCCACAATAGGAAATAATGCCCCGATAGGTTTGAAGGCTATTGGACGAAATTTATATTATACTCTTGATGGAAGAGAATGGACGCTGTTTTCCAGTGAGTATGGTACAAAAAAGTACCCTGTAGCTAAAGTGTGTAAACTAAATACTTATCACGAGGTTATAGTGCATGTTGATGTGTACGATGGTGAGAAGGATTTGTCTGATTTGTTTACTTAATAGGTGCGTTGTATGAAAAGAATTAAATTGAAAACAGGAAATGAAGACGTCAGTGTAGTTACGTCTTCCTCAGATTCTCTATATGATACATCAAGTGTTGAGAGCTATCTCTCAATGCTTGCATCGAGAAGAAATTTATCCAATCTGTCTGATTTCGAGTTAAAAAGCGAACTTGATGCAGTAAAGGCACGGAGAGAAGGTCGAATGCTTTTTGAAGATGATTTTGAGGGTAACTCTCTTGATGAGTCAATGTGGAATGTTGACGATGGCTTCTTTAATAAAAGAATGTGGTATGTAAATTCCAAAGAGAATGTGTTAGTAAACAACTCTCAATTGATAATAACATGCTCTAAGAATAGTTTTAGCGGAAAGACATCAGCAGGGCAAATTCACACACGGGGTAATTTTGATTTCGGAGGAAACGTAAGAATTGAGGGAAAGTTCAAGATGCCAACGATAAGTGGATTCTGGCCAGCGTTTTGGACTTGGGGGAGCGATTGCTACTCCGTTAGAAATGGCGCATCAGACTATTCAGAGCTTGACATCTTTGAGATTTTCGGATCAAGTCCTCGAATAGATGTTAACTTTTGGAGTGGAGATAGTGTTGGCGATGGCACTACGGCAGGAGTTGAAAACAAGAGCTTCACGATTAGAAATAACGATGAAAAGTGGCACATTTATCGGGCAGATATATATGCTAATAAGATAGAGGTGTATTTTGATGGTGTACTCTTTGGAACGTTTGACACGACAAGTGTTAAAGGAAGCATGTATTACAAGTTAAGGCAATATCTCTTAGTAAGTGTGCAGATGTGGGAAAGAGACACTGTCTCTTCTAATATTGAGGATGCTCAGTTGAGATGTGACTGGATTAGAGTTTACGCATTGTCAGATGGAAATCAGTATCCTGATTCTATTGTGTTAAAGGAGACGAGTGTAACTCTTAGAGTTGGAGATAAGTATAGGATATTATGTGACACACCTAACTCTTTTGATCGTACTATTAAGTACATTATACAAGACGAGTCTATTGTGTCACATGGGGATATGGTCGTTTCTGAAATTGTGGCAAAGAGTCCAGGGAAAACAAAAGTTCTCTTACACACAAGAAACGGAAGGAGTGCTATATTCAATGTAACGGTCAATGAGTAAAGTAATATTTTTCTTCAACCTCAAATGATCAATTAGAGATTAAGTATAACTATGATAGAACTGATTTTATTTTAACGCCTCTGTTGATGAGTTAAGTCAGTTCTGCCAGAAAAAAATATTATGGTATAATCAACTTTTATTGTGCTGAAATAGGGGTAATTAAAAAGCCCCCAGCCTGTTAATAAGCAACGCCAATCACTTTTATTATACAATAAAAGTGATTGGCTTTGCAAATTTACGAAATTTATTAGATATGAAGATAATTGAGATTGTAAAAATTAACAGGGAACTATTAAGAAACCTCCATATTGCTGGAGTTAGATTGGATGACACAAACTATATAGATTTATATACAGAATATAGACGGATGTTGTCAAAGCGTGAGAAAGTGTCTTACATAGTAGCGGCTCTTGCTGTGAAATATGCTATTAGCGAGCGTAAAGTTTATGCTCTTATTAAGCGATTTCAAACAGACTGCAATTTGTTTGCAGTGTAATCAGTATATACGCTTATGTTTGTGAAAAGAAAACTTACGACCTTTGCATCATTATGAAGAAAAAATATTATTCTGCTCCGCTTCCCTTCGTAGGTCAGAAGCGGATGTTTGCAAAAGAGTTTAAGAAGGTATTAGAACAGTTCCCAGACGGAACAACATTTGTTGATTTATTCGGAGGCAGTGGCTTGTTGTCGCATATTACAAAGTCCGAGAAGCCACATTCTAAAGTCGTGTATAATGATTTTGATGGATATAGGCTACGTCTGGAACACGTGTCACAGACTAATGAATTACTCTCTGAACTTAGAAAGATAGTTCGTGATCTACCTAAGCATAAGCCTATTGTTGGAGAAGCACGCAAACAGATTTTTGAGTGCTTAATTAAACATCAAGAACGTTATGGTTATTTGGACTTCATTACGATATCGTCTTCTCTCTTATTTTCAATGAAGTATTGTCTGAATATTGACGAAATGAGTAAGGAGACATTGTATAACAATATTCGCTCTACTGATTATCCGCTTTGTGATGGCTATTTGGATGGTTTAACAATTGTTTCAGCAGACTATAAACAAGTCTTTAATCAGTATAAGGATACTCCAAATGTCGTGCTTTTGGTTGACCCTCCTTACCTCAGTACTGAAGTTGGTACTTATAAGATGTATTGGAAGCTTGCAGATTACCTCGATGTACTGTCGGTTCTTGCTGGACATTCATTTGTTTACTTCACAAGCAATAAGTCGTCTATACTTGAACTCTGTGACTGGATAGGTCGAAATAAGCATATCGGCAATCCATTTGAGAAGTGTACTAAGGTGGAATTCAATGCTCGCATGAATTATAACTCAACTTATACAGATATGATGCTGTATAAGAATGCTGGTTAAATACTATTCAAATGCTGATAAAAAGATGAATAAATACTACAAGATTTTAGACAGAATCATTCATACAGGAAAGCAGCAGTGTAACAAGAAAGGGGAAATTAGGTATCTGTTGAACGAACAACTGACACTTACTCCTTCAGACTTACTCGACATCTTCGAAACTCACGGTATAGCACGTAGGAAGCTAAAGGATGAGTTACAACTGTTCATGCAAGGTGAAAGGCAGATTGAAAAGTATCGTAAGGCAGGTATTGCTTGGTGGGATTATTGTGGTTCAATCCTTGTCAATAGTTATCCTACATATCTGGAGAAATTGCCTCCGCTGATAGAGAAGATAAATCATGAAAAGCGTAGTAGCAAGAATTATGTGTTGTTCTTAGGCGAGACTGGTGCAGAAACTAATCAAGCACCATGTCTTAGCCTTGTACAGTTCCAAATAGATGAAGGTGAGCTTGTAATATCAGCCTTTCAGAGAAGCTCTGATGCTAACTTAGGTCTTCCAGCAGACATTTATCATCTTTACTTAATGTCAAGGCAAATAGACCTCCCTTTAAAGTCTATAACGCTCAATCTTGCTAATGTGCACATTTATAAAAATAATATAGAGCGTACAAAAGAACTTCTTAACGGTAATGAAGATATAAAGTTTGAACTCAACGTATAATCTAATAAGGTGGCAAAATCTTGCAGAATTATCCAAGTCTTGCAAGAATTTACCACCTTTTTACTGTTGTGTGCGTGTTGAGAATTGTTACTTTTCGTTTTGCATCAAAATATCACTTTTCGTTTTGCAATGCACCTACTTTTCGTTTTGCCGGATTAAGAAGAACCTAAAGAAAGTTCTGTTA